TTACGCCGTCAATGCCACCACTTCCGCATCCGTGAGCTTCTGCGGCTGGTAGCGCGCCGCGCGGATGCGGAAGAAGGGGCAGTTCCCTCCGCCATAGGTGCTGCCCAGACCGAGGTAGGTGGTGCCCGGTCCCGCAATCGGCGTAGCCACCTTCTGGATCGGCTGGTTGTTGTAGGCAAAGCGCACGCCCTCGGTCCCGTAGCTCATCGCGATCTTTGCGATCGGTCCTGGCAGCACCTTCGGCGGTGTGGCCAGGGTCGTGCCATCGATCACCGTATACCCGTAGGCCACGCCGTTCGTGACATTCCCGGCGGAATACGAAACGCCCATGCGCCCGCCCACCCCGCCGAACTCCAGGACCGTCTTTGTCCCGGTGTCGCTCATCCGGGGCACTTCCAGCTCCATGAGCACTGTGCCTTCGGCAGCGTTGAACCAGCCCTTCGTGGTGTCGATGCGGACGCTGTCCAGGGCGCGGGTCGTTGCCACCGAAGTTGCCGTGTCCGCTTGGCGCGTGGTGGCCGCCGATGAGGCGATGTCTGCAAGACGCGTCACTGTCGCCGTCGTTGTCGGGATGTAGCTCGACGCGGACAACGCCTGTTCCATCTGCAAGCCCGTGAACTTGAAAGTGCGGGCGCTGTTGGTGCCGTACTTCCAGATACCCGACACAGTGCTGGGAACGGATGCATCGGTGGTCCGCGTGCCCGTGAGGCGGTACACGCCGCCCCCGACATGCGTCATGGTGCAGGCGGTGGGAGAAATCGGCGCGTTCGCGATGACGAGCGCGAAGTCCGCCGCGCCGCCAGACGCGGGCATGCTGGGCGCTCCGCCGTCATCCATCTTCACGAAACAGGAAATCACGTAGGTGGTCGACGGCGCAAGAACAGGCGACTTGGCGGCATAAAACGCGAACGTGCCGGCCGGCGGCGGCGCAGGGAATGCGATGCCTGTCGTGAACCCCAGCTCGCTCCAGGACGCCGCTGCGCATCCGATCCTGACGGACGCATCCGCAAGCCCGTTGCGAAACTCGCTCTCAGTCAGCAGATTCGTACTGGACACCTCTTGCATGAGCCAAGGAACAAGGGTCAGGTCTGCAGGGTTGTACGTCATGCGCGCGACCCCGGCTGCAGCAACCTTCAGCACGCCCGTGGCATCGAAATAGGTGCCGATGGACGCGCGACCGGTGAAGGTCTCGGTGCTCGGGATGTAACTGGTCGCATAGGCACCGGCTTCGAGCTGGGCGCCCCAAACCTGAAAAGCGCCGCTATCGGGACCTGCATCGGTGAATCCGGCATAGCAGGCCATCGCATCACCGACACCGATGCCAGTTGCCTGTGTGTAGGTGCAACGAAACCACCCATTCCCTACGGACCGCATTTCCCACCCAGCCCCTGAGATGGAGGGGGCGGCACCCGACAACGTGCACAGGCCAAAGGTGAAGTTTGTGGACGTCGTACTGTTGCGCAGCAGGAGTGAGATGGGGGCCGTTCGGGAGACATTTCGAACGTAGACGGAATAGGTCAAGACAGTGGAAGTCGCCGCCGGCCCCGTTTGAGCGAACGGCCCGGTCGGCGCGCCCGACACCTCAACAGCCCGAAGACTTCCATCTGGAGCCAACTTTCCCGACGCTCGAAAGAGGCCGCTCGTTGCCCACGGCGTCAGGTGCATGTCGCTGCTCTTTTGCAGAATGTTGGTGCGCTGCTCCTCGACCATCAGCACTGGGGGCAAGGTCAGGTTCGATGGCTCGCGGCTGTTGCGCGCAACACCCGCCGCCGCATAGCGCAGGACGCCGTTCGCGTCGTAGTAGCTGCCGATGGAGGTGCGCGCCGTGACGGCATCGACGCTGGGAATGTAGGAGCTTGCGAACGCGCCAGTCTCAAGCTGCGCGCCCCAGATATAGATGCCGGCTACACCATCACCCGGTCCACTGATGCCAGCAGAAGATCCGGGGTAGATGGCCGCCAGGAGCGCGGCAGACGCGTCGCTCGTGAAAACCAATTCGACACGGCGCCAACCGTTGCCCGCATCAACGACCTTTTTCGACACCTCGACGAACCCACCAGTCGCAACACCGGCAGCAGTCATCGTTGTCAGGTTGAAGGGAATGCTGATGCTGTCAGCAGAAGAGGCGCCCCGTGCATAGATCCAGCCACTTGAGGATCCTGCCGCCTTCGCGTAGAAAGAATAGGCGTAGGTAGTCGCTGTCGTAGCCTTAGCAACGGTCTGAACGATGTGCCCGAGGCCTGCAGCGGCGCCACTGTTCAAGATTAGCTTGCATGCATCCCACCGCCCATTGGGCGCAATGGCAGCTTCCGGTACGGGCGTGGCATTCGACCTTGTCCACGTTGGATATCTATCGAAACGAGACGAGAACAACAACAGGTTCTGCCGCGGGCTTTCGATCAGCAACCCCTTCGAAGCTTTCGTGATCGGATCGAAATCGAAGCGCGGCGTGGGGCTGGGCTGAATGAAACCCTGCGAGTTGACGCAGGTGCCGTTGGTGCCACCAGAGTAGGTGAACAGCTCCGTGAAATTCTTGTCGGTGAGCGTGGTGGTCATTGCGTTTCGATGCTGTTGTGGGTGAGGGGCCATCCCGCGGAGATGTCGTAGGCCTCGGTCTCGGCCTCTGTCCGGAGTTGGTCGATGGCGGCGTGGTGCGTGCGCTCGGCACTGAAGCACGCCTGGACATGCAGGCCGATCGCACGGGCCACACCGCGAAGTTCGTCGAGGGTCAGGCGGGCCCATCCGCTGTCGGCCTTGAAGTCGACGGCGTCGATGCCTGCGATGTCGGCGTTGACGATCACCGCCGTGATGCGGTCCTGGTCGGGCTTGCCCGTGAGAACACGCACGCCGTTCTGCAGCGTGATGCCGCCGGTTTCGATTTCCCATCGATGCTCGGTGACGCGCTCGCGCAGCGAGCGACGACGGTCCTCCATCGTTCGCGGATCGAGCCAGGCGCGTTGCGCCCAATCGAACACGTGGTGCTCGCCTGGCTTCGGCGGCATGTCGACGGGCGTCCCATCCGCGATGTATTGGTCGAATCGGGCTTTGCCCACATAGACAGACTCGCCTTCGAAGGCCTGACTGAGGCACTCGTCCTCGGAGCCGACATAGCCTGAGCGAACGACCTCTCCGGTCGCGGTTCTATAGACAGTGAAATCGATCATGTTCAACGACGTGTGGCAATTGCATAGATGAAAGAGCCGGAGAGACCGGAGGGCGAGGTAGAAGAGATTTCGATCACGGAGTCACCTGGCCAACATTGAAAATTTGCACCACCAGTCACGGTGGTACCTGCAATGCCTGCACCAAACCAGACCTGGTTTCCGTTCACTTTGATCGAGACAAATCCCGTCATCATCAAAAAGACAGTCCCCATTGCGAAGACCTCCAACGTCTGCCCCGTGCTGTTGCGGTAGAGCAATTGACAGACATTCCCCGGCGAGACTGCGTATCTGGGAACGGTGACCGCTTCGCCGCGAATGTTGAGCGTGTCGATCACGTTGGCCTGACCGATCGTCAGCCCTCCCCGATCCAGGTTGAAGCCCGGCCCCCACAAGCGGAAGCTATCCCCTCCGTTGGGAGTCCCCAGCATCTGCAGGCCGCAAGGCCCCTGGGTGAAGTCGACAAAAGAGGCGCCATCCGGTGCCTTGGCGAGTATCCAGCCCCATCTGCCATCGCCGTACCACTTGTCGGTGGAGCGGATGTAGCCCCAGTCCGTTCCCGCCATGTTCCCGTTGATCGTGATCTGACCCGCACTGATGTAGTTCAGCTTCGAGATCGTCGCCGTCAACTGCTCCACATCCAGCGAGCGGGCCTTGATGGACCCGTCGACAAACAAGTTGCCATCCATGCCGATGCTGCTGGCACCGTCCACGCGACCAACGATGAACGGGTACTTGATCTCTCCGCCCGTGGCGGTCTGAGCGATCGCGAACTGGTCGACAAGCACGACCATCTTGCTTTCGGTTTTGCCGCTGTCGTTTTCGAGCAAGATCCCGGCGACCCTCTTGTCGGCCGTGAGGTTGAGCTTCCACGTCGACTTGACCTTTCCGTCAAGCGTCGCAAGCGCACTCGATGTCGCCGTGATCGACGCGGTGTTCCCATTGACCCTAGCCGTCACATTGGTCAGTGCCGTCGCCTGGCTCGTGATCGCGCCTTCCGCGCTGGTGACTCGCGTGGTCAGCGCATTGACCGCGCTGGCATCCGCCTTCGTGGTCTCCGCCTTGGTGATCCGCAAGCTGTCCGTGACATCCTCGAAGCGGAACCCCTGAATCTCCGTGTACCCCGTTGTGCCACCGGTGTGGTTCAGGGCAAAACCGGGGCTGACCGAGGTGTCGCCGAAGGCACTGCCGAGCAGGTCCAGCGAGATCTGGGTCCAGACGTTGTTGGGCAGGCTGCCGATCGCGATGGGACTGTTGCTGTAGTTGCCCAACGTGTTGCGCCACCAGGTCCAATAGTGCGTGCCGTTGGCATCCACGCGTCGGACCCATGCCGTGAGGCGGTAGGTCCGCGCCGGTTCGATCACCACCTTGCTCTTCGAGTAGTTCCAGAAGTTCGCGCCGCCCACAGGCGAACGGCACACCGTCGTGGCGACCTTGCCGGTCGTCGTCGTGACGAAGAACGTCGACAGGTTGGTGCCGTAGTGGCTGCGCCATGCCGCTGCGTTGGCCAGGCTCTCGTCTGCCGTCAGGCTGGCCTGAGAGTCGGCGCGTCCCAACTCCAACCCGCTGTTGATGCTGGTGATTGCATCGCCCTGCGACGTGATCAGGCCCTCCGCATTCGTGACGCGCGTCGTCAATGCGGTCAGGGCCGTGTTGCTGGCCTTGCTCGGCAGGCCGTTCGTCGTGTGGTTGACGGTGGCCGACAGCGCCGTGATCGCGTTGGCGTTCGCCGTGTCCGCGGTGACGCGGGCACTCTGCTCCGCCGTCACGGCCGCAGCAGCATCTGCCTTGTTCGTGTTGACGACCGCTTCGAGCGCTTGCCGTGCAGACACCTCGGCCGCATCCGCCGTGATGCGCGCCTGGCGCTCCTCGTAGATCAGGCCGCTGGCGAGCGTCGGGCCCGTCGGCTTTTCCCAGACTTCGAAGGCATTGCCCACGAAGTCGTTGACCAGCGACGCCCCGATCACCGTGTCCAGGCTGCCCGAGGTATCGGGAACGCCCGTGAGCGCCACCGACAAGCCCTGCCGCTGGATCGCCTCTGCGCTGTCCGACTGCGCCCGAGCCACCGCCTCGGCCTGCAGCGCTGCGGAGCCGGCCGTGGCATTGCCGGTGACGGTCGCCTGCAATGCGGTGATCGCATTGGCATTGGCCGTGTCGGCGGTGGCGCGCACGCTCTGCTCGGTCACCAGCGCGGCATCGGCGCTGGTCTTGTTGCCCGCGACCGTGGCCGCCAGCGCCGTGCGGGCCGTGATCTCCGCGTTGTCGGCGGCGATGCGTGCCTGGCGCTCGCTGTAGACCAGGCCCGAGCTGACAGCCCCCACATCCGTGCCGGTGTAGGCACCGCGCACCTGCGTGGCCAGCGATTCGCGCGCCGTGACTTCCGCCGTGTCCGCTGTGGCCCGTGCGCTCTGTTCGGCGTTGATCGCGGCATTGACGGTGGCCAGGTTCCCGGCCACGATCGCGGCCAGTGCCTGGCGGGCCGTGACCTCGGCGGCATCAGCGTTGGCGCGCGCCGTCTGCTCCGCCACGAGCGCGGCATCCGCGTTCGTCTTGTTGCTGGCCACGGTGGCTGCGAGCTGCTGCCGGGCCGTGACCTCGGCGCTGTCCGCGCTCACCCGTGCATCGCGCTCCGATGCCAAGAGGCCCGAGCTCAGTGCGCCGATGTCGTTGCCGTTGTAGGCGCCGCGCAGTTGCGTCGCGAGGTTCTCGCGCGCCGAGACCTCGGCGGCATCCGCACTCGCACGCGCAGCAATCTCGCTCTGCAGCGCGGCGTTCGAAGCACCCGGCGATGGGCGTCCGATGGCGACCCAGTCGATCTCGAAGTACGCCGTGGCAGTCTGCGCCGCCGACAGCTCGATCCGGAGCTGGTCGATGGCCACATCCCAGCCGGGGCTGACCGTGACCATGCCGATGCCTGCGCCGTCGTAGGTCGGCTCCGTCATCGTCACACGCCGCGACGCATCGAAGCCACTGTCGCTCGCCGCACGCCAGGACAGCGCGCCGTCCCATGCGGGCGCACCGACCTTGCGCACACGCATGCGGATCTGGCCGTAGGTCGAGCCGTTCGCGGCAATGCCCACAGGCGACACGATGAAGGGATCGGTCGCATGGTTGGCGGGGCGGATCCATCCCGCTGCCACGGAGGGCGTGCCATTGCCCGTCCAGGCCTCCAGGCCGGAATCGAAGTACCAGATCTTTGCGTAGTCGAACTGCTCGCCCACGCCTGCCGAGATCAACGTGATCTGCTGTGCCAGGGCTTCGTCGCTCGTGGCGCGCGCACTGCGCTCCTGGTAGATCAGGCCGCTGACCACCTGCGACAGGTCCGACCCGCCGTAGCCACCGGTGAGCTGCGCCTGCAGCGTCTCGCGCGCGCTGACTTCAGCGGCGTCGGCCGCCACCCGGGCCTGGCGTTCTTCGGCGATCAGGCCGCTGCCCACCTGCCCCAGGGCCGGCGCCTGCCAGACGCCGTAGCTCTGCTCGGCAAACCCGATGTCCAGCGACGCGCCATCCACGTAGGCCAAGGTGGCGGCGAGGTCCGTCGCGCCGACCAGCGCGACCGTGAGCGACTCGCGGCTGCGGGCCTCGGCCGCGTCCGCGGCACTGCGCGCCGAGGCCTCATTGCCGATGGCGGCAGTCAGCGACGCGTCGGCGGCCTGCAGCTGCGTGGCCAGTTGCTGGCGTGCGGATGCTTCCGCCGCATCGGCGCTGGCGCGCGTCGTGGCCTCGGTCTGCAGTGCCGCCTGCGCGGTGCTCAACGATGCGTTCAGCGTCGTGAGGCGTGACGACAGCGACTCGTCCGCGGTCTGCCGCGCCGTGGCCTCGTCTGCGATCGCGGCGCTGCGGGCATTGGTTTCGGCAAGCAGCGCCGCCGCCCGCGCACTCTGTTCGGCGGTGATCGCCGTGGCGCGGGTGCTGGCCTCGGCCGTCACCGCTGCCTTCCGGTCGGCCACCTCCTGCGAGACGGCCGCCACACGTGCCGTGATCTCAGCCTGGTCGGCCGCAGCGCGGGTGGTGGCTTCGGCGGTGAGCGCGTTCGTCACCTGCGTGACCTGCTGCGTTCGCTGCTGGGCTTCGGACACCAACGCCGCCGAGCGCGCGGCCGTTTCTGCCGCAAGGGCGGCCGTTCGCGCAGCCGCTTCGGCGCTCAGGGCCTGCGCGCGATCCTGCGTTTCCTTCGTCAGCGCCTGGCCCTGCGCCTGGTCGACGGCCTTGAGTTCGTCGACGGCCTCGTTCAGGCCCTTTTCGAGTTCTTCCAGCGCTTCGTCGATGCCGGGCAGCACCGTGAGTTGCACATACGCGGCCGCACTGCCGTTGCCGCCGGCATCGACGGCGCGCACCCAGTAGCGCCAGCTGCCCGTGGCTTCGGTGCGAACGAAGGTCCGCTCAGCCGTGCGTCCGATCTCTTCGGATGTCTCGAGCGTGGCGCCCCGGCGCAGCTCGTAGTACGCGATCGGCTGCATGGTCTTGCAGTCCTGCCAGGCCAGGTCGATCTCGTTGCGCCAGACGGTGCCGTTCACGATCGGCTGCGCAGGCGCCGCGATGTCGATGGATGCGGAGACCGGCACCGACCATTGGTTGGACGTGCTGCCGTGCGAAGCCCAGACACGCTGGGTGCCGGCGCGCAGCCATCCGAGGTTGGCCGCCACGCCCTTGGCGGAGAACACCTCGTCGGCCAGCTCCCAGCTCGCACCGATGCGCACGCGGGTCGTGCTCCAGTCGAGCAGGTCGAGCCCGATCGGCTGGCCCCATGTGGCAACGATGCCGGCGTCGGTCACGTCGAGTGCGAGCCCCGCCACATCGGCAGGCACGCCGCCCTTGCCGACCAGCGTGTGCTCGGCCGTGGCCCACGGGCTCGATGCGTAGGGCGTTCGAAAGCGCGCACGCACCTGGTAGAGGCTGCGCACCGACAGGCCCAGCAGGAAGGTCTCGGTGGCATCGCCCGGCAGTTGCGACGAGTGCCAGTCGCTCACCGGCGCCAGCGAGCGCCATTGCACCTCGACCGCGCCACTCTTCAGGATGTTGAGCTCGTTCGACTTCGCCCACGAGACGCGGGCGCGCGCCACAATGCCGCCGTCCTGCAGCGACATCTGCGACGGGCCGCTTTCCACCTTGAAGTCGAACGGTGCCTGCGGTTGCAGGAACGGGCTCGGCAGGTTGGTGTTCGGCGCCGCGTCGGCCAGCACCTCGTCGGCCAGGTCGTAGTAGGCCGGCACGTCTTCGATCACGAGCAGCGACAGCGGTGCGTTGCGCGCGTAGGTCCAGTCGGTGACGCGGAAGGTCTTGTTGGTGAAGCCGTACAGCGCGCTCGAGAGCACGATGCGGTCGCCGGGCTGCAGATGCCAGGCCAGCATCTTCGGATGGATGCGCAGCACGAAGCCGCCGCGGCTCTGCTCGACCACCACGCGGGCGATCTGGTGGCAGCGCATGTGCGAGGCCGTGAAGGCCAGCGCCATGTCGGTGAACTTGTCCTTCGCATCGAGTGCACGGAAGTTCGAGTTCTGGTAGGGCGAGAAGTCCTCGCTGACGCCGTTGCGCGCGCCATTGACGTACGTGCCGCGCATGCCGTTGAAGCGACTCGCACCAGGATGGGCGGTCTGGGCCACCGCCGTGGGTGCCAGCATGTCGTCGTCGTCGAGGTTGAGCACCGGCGTGCTCCATGCGCCGGCCTGGACGCGCCAGACGCCGCCCGACTCCAGGCTGAAGCCAGCCATCGCGTCCTCGATCTGCTGACGGGTCGATTCGCGGTCCTGGTCGGAGCGGAACATGCCGTCGCATACGTACCGGGCGCGCGAGTTGCCGTAGTTCAGCGCGTCGCCTGCTTGCACCGCGGTGTAGACCTGCTCGTCGCAAGCGTTGGCGGCAGCGATGAGCGCGTTCTCGTCGATCTGGTCGGCCGCTGCGAGGTACCCCGACTCCGAGCGCAGGAAGTCGGCCAGGCACAGTGCCGGGTTGCGCGAGTAGACGGTCTGGCCGGTGCGCGGGTCGTGCACCTTCTTGCCGCGAATCCTCGCGGTGATCTCGGGAATGCCACCCTGGAAACGATCGAACAGCAGGTTGAGCGTGACGACCGCATAGGTGCAGCCGCTGAGCTTGTGTTGTTCGGTCCAGAAGTCGACATCGGGGAATGTCTCGTGCAGGCTGGCGCGAAGGAAGCTGTCGGCCGTGTCCACGCCGCCCGGCGAGGTGTGGAACTGCACGTTCACCGACGGACCTTCCGACGGCCATCCGTTGAACAGCGGCGGCATCTGGAACTCAGCACCATCGGTCCAGCCGGCCGCGTTGGGTCGTCCCACCGACGTACCGTCGATGAAGATCTCGTCGATGGCCTCGCACTCGTGCGCCGCGAAGACGATCACGATGTGCTTGAAATGGGCCATCGCACCGCTGTCGAGCACAGCAACGATGGCGCCGCCCACGCGTGCAGGTGCGCCGTAGACCGTCGACCAGGGAGCTTCCGAACTGACCAGCGTGGCGGTGCGGTCGCGCAGGTTGGCAACGTCTTCGGCGAACTTGCGGGCCGCGGCCTGGCGCGCCTTCTTCTTGGCTTGCGATGAGGCGTAGGCCGAACTCACGATCGAAACGACCGCAGCGACTGCCGCTCCATAGCTCGTGATGGCGGAAATGATCCCGCCGATGATGGACGTCGGCTCCGCATGCGCCACCGCCGCAAAACAAAGAAGACCAAACAGGACGGAGAACCGTCGAATCAAATGCGCCATGCGGCCACCCCCTCGGTCATTGGAAGAAAAATCAATCGGTCGGTGCCGGGCGCCACGATGTGCGAGCCCGTGCAGATGCCGAAGCTGTAGCCCGAAACGCGGCCGACGCGACGGCCACTGCGGGCCAGCACGACATCGCCGCGTTGCGCCATGCGACCTGGCTGCGAGGTCCCCAGGAGAGCGGAAGCCGCCGCCTCGAAACCGCCCGAGGCACGCACATGTCGCAGCGCCGTCAGCAGCCGCTTGGGCGCCAATGCACCGCCCGGCGCGCGCAGCGCCTCGAGCGGGTCCGCGCCGCGCTGCTCGCGCACCCAGTCCGCGGCAATGCTTGCGCAGTCGTGCCTGAAATAGGCGAAGCCGGTATGGCGTCGCGCGTCGATGAAGGCGTCAAGGTCGGTGCTCATTTGCTGTGCACCCCCAGGGTTTGCCGGTACTGAAGATTGGCCTGCAACCACTTGCTGACCCAGATCGACGGATTGCCGATCAGGCCCGTGAGGTAGGAGAAGCCGAGCTCGCCCGGATGCCGCGCCTGGTGCTGCGCGTTGTTCATGCGCAGTGCAGCGGGATTGCTGCGCACGTCATAGCTCGCCGTGCGGCAGTCCATGCTGATCGAGGCGTTGTTGCCGTCGCGATCGATCTTCATCTGGTCCATCACGCCGACGAAACGCAGCACGGGCGCGCCGGTGATCTGCAGCGTGTTGGCATCGAGCATCGCGATCCACACGCGCACACGACGGTCCTGGTAGTCGGAGGGATCGCCAAGCGCCAAAGCACGTGTGCCGATGTCCACTGGCGAGAGCGTCAGCGTGAGCTTCTCGGCCGCACCGTCTTCGCTCTCGTGCAGCTCGCCGATGGAGCCGAGGTTGCCCACGCCCTGCCAGGTCTCGCCCATGACCTGGACGCTGAGCGGCCAGTTCGTGAAGCGCGCCGTGCCCGAGCGCAGTTGCAGTTCGACCAGCGCGAGTTCGCCATAGGCGCCGGCGTTGGCGGTGGCCTGAAAGCCGCTGTTGGTGGTGACTGTCATTCCCAGGACTCCATGAGATCAAGGCTGAAGCCGCCCTGCGTGCGCGACTCCGACGACCAGTTGTTCTTGGTATCGACCTTGCGCATGAGGCAGGTCGGGCGATCCCAGACCACGGCGCTGCCGGCGGCCACGGCCACGCGCAACACCGGCTCGACGGACACCACGATCAGCCCCGACGCGTTCGCCACGGCATCGGCCTGCACGTGCAGCAGCTGTCGCTGGATCGATCCCTGGTTGACGCCGATCCAGTCGCCCTGCAGCAGGGTCTTGCCGGCCTGGGCCGCACCCATCTGGATCGACAGCGACGACGCGCCCGCCGCGGCGGCCAATGCCGTCCATGTGCCCCGCGCGCTACCGCGCGGGGCCGGCTGCAACATGTCGCTGACCGCGAGCACGTTGACCTGGCCGCGCAGCGCATGCACCAGGCTGCGCCACATCGCGGCCTCGTTCATCAGCGGGATGCGCTCTTCGCTCACGAGTGCACAGGTACGGCGCGGCGGTGCCAGCACGGCGACCTGCGACGAGCCGGTGTCGCCACTGCTGAAGCTCAGGTCGAAGGTCTGGATACCGAAGTCCTGCCGCTTGACAGGCAAGGTGGGGGGCAAGGTGATGATGCTCATTGGGGCACCACCCGCATACGCTTGAGTTGTTCCATTTGGCCTTGGTTGTTTGCTTGAAGTGCACGGTCCAGATCGGCCATCACGGCGCCGCGATCGGACCTCGAATCGATGTGGAAGACGGTGGAGGGTGCGTAGTGCAAGGCACCACCTGAACCCGAACCTTGGGCGCTGATGCCAAGACGTCCGTCGGAGCCGCGGCGCAAGGGCATGATGGCTTCGGGCCCGGCCTCGCCCATGAGGCCGATGCCGTTGGCAAAGGGGAAGAAGGTGGGCTTGCCGACCACGCTGTTGGCGTAGGTGTGCAGGCCGGGGGAGGCGAAGACGTTGCCGTTGGCGCTCTTGACCAAGCCCATTGCGTTGACCATGAACCCGAGCGGATCGCTCCCGCCGAACGTGTTCGCGAGCCCGGCGGCCGTGGACCCCGAAAACCCGCCGAACAGGCCAGAGACGGCACCGAGAATGCCTCCAAGCCCTGACAAGGAACCACCACCGGACTTGGCACCGTCCCCGCCGGACATCGCGTTCTTGAGCGAGCCCGACAACCATTTGGAGAAGCCGTCTACTGCATCTTTCAGCGTTGCGTCGTAGAACGCATCGGCCAGCGACTGCACGAGCTTCTTCTTGAGCCCTTCGCCCATCTTGTCTATGGCATCCCGGCCACCGCCTTCCAGGAGATTCACGAAGCCGTCGCGGAACACGCCACCGATTTCGCCGGCCATCTTCTTTGACTTTTCCTCGTCCTTTTCCTTCTCCTTCTTCTGCTTCTCGTCGGTTGTTTTCAGGCGTTCAGAGGTCTGCGTTGCCGCGAGCAGTTCCTTCTCGGCAACAAGACGAGCCTGCAGCGACTTCAGGTAAGCAGGATCGACGTTCTCGGTTGCATCGAGCTCCTGGATCTGCCGCTCGGTTTGCGCGATGGTCAACTGCTGAATCGCCTCCTTGGACAGGCCATACACGGCGTTCTGCTCTTCCTGTGCCCGAGCCTGCTCGCGAATCCTTTCCGTCGCCTGCTGCGAAGTCTTGAGTACGCTGCTCTGGGAGGCAGCATCCAGTTCGGCAAAGGACCGATCGGCTTCGTTGTTGACGAAGCCACGCTGATCGCCGATCTCTTTCGCCTTGGCCTCCAGCCTCCGTCTGTCGCCAGCGGCCCCCTTCCCGGGACCGAGCAATCGCATCTCTTTCTGGGTGGCATCCTCCTGGTCCTTCAGATCCTGGAGTCGCAGATCACGCCTCTGCCGGACGACGCCATAGTCGGTGAGCAGATCGCGCTTGCGCAGGCTGTCGATGTTCTTGAAACCCTCGGCGGTGATTCGCGCCTTGGCGCTGTATTCCTCGCGGACGGCTTCGATGCCTGCTCGACGGGCTTCGTCTTCGGCACGGCCAATGCCAGAAGCGCCTGTTCCAACTCTTCGCCCTTCACCGACCTTTTCCTCGTTGTTCTTGATGCTCTTGGCGAGGGCTGCCTCCTCAGCTCGAACGGCCTCGCTCTTTTGGGATGCAGCCTTCGACGCGTGTCTTTTGCTCTCCTCCAACGTCGCCTTCCTGGCCTCAGCCTCGGCACGCTCCCGATCCAGGGCCGCACCGGCCTTTCCTCGGCCGAAAGCCGCACCGTTGCCGTTGCTGACAAAGCCGTTGCCTTGCTTGAGAAGATCGATCTGCGCAATCTCCTTGTCGACCGCTTCGATCTGCTTTTGAAGCGTGACGGGGCGCCCAACGTTGAGCATCGCATCCCATGCTTTTTGAGCGAATCCGGTAACGTTCAGCCAGGCGCGTTGAAGACTGCCAAGATTGGCGACAACCTCGGTGGTACGTTCTTTCATCGCGACGGCGAATGTCTTCTGCGCGAGGGCAGCCGCTTCTTCCGTCTTCCCTTGCTTCTCCAGCGCAACGATGCGCTCGTAGGTGCTCGCGCTCAGGTAGTGGTAGGTCTCGTTGAGCTTGACTGACGCCTTGGAAGGCTCGTCAGCCAGCTTGACGAAATTACTCACGGCCTCATTGATCGACGTGCCGAGCACCCGATTCATTTCAGCCGTCGCGCCCGCCACTGCGCTCACGACGTCGCCGCCGATCCTGCCCGTGTTGACCACTGCGGTCACGGCTTCGGCGGCCCTGGCCTGTGTACCCTTGGTCCCGGCGATCTCGATGGCCGTTGTCTGGAGCTGATCGCTGGTAAGGCCGACGTAGTTGCCGGTCATTGTGTTGGCGTTGGCGTAGGCCGCGGCTTCCTTGCTGCCTTCGACATACGCGTCGGTCAGCAGGGTCACCGCTTTGGTCGCCAGACTGACCCGTGTGGACGCACTCAGAAGGTAGTCACCCAGGGCCTCGGTCGCAGGGCCCATGCCGCCGAGCGTCGAGACGAGCTTGTCGCCTTCATTCAGCAACGATGTGAAGGGCGACTTCCCACTCTGGATACTTGAAAAGAGACTTTGAACTGAGGAGGAAACCTCCTTCACCGAGGAAGAGACGTCCTTGGCAGCGGCATCGCTCTTCGCCTTCGCTTCTTTGGCGGAAGTCTCGACCTTGGCCTTGGCCTCTTCCGCCCGGCTCGCTTCGGTCGAGATCCTGTCGATATATTCTGAAAATTTATCGGCGAATTCGGAGAGGCTCGTATTCATCGATGACGCGTCCATCGTCTTCCGGATTGCCGTTTTTTGTGTCGCAGCCATGTCTGTATGGTCCGTGTGAGAGAAAGAAAAAATAAGGCCGACATCTGCCGGCCCCAAGCTCCTTCGATGGCCGTCGGCCCGCGCTGTTGCTAGACGTTCAGCACCGCAATGCCTTCGTCTTCCATCACCTGCAACTGCAGGAACACTTCACGCTGGCGCACACGCGGAATGCCCAGGCGCCGCATCGCCACGTCGACCGCACCGAAGTCGAGCCCCTGGAACCACGCGCCTGCCGCACCGGCGACCACTCGCCATTGCGTGCGGCAGGCGTGGAACACCTCGAAGGCTTCCTGGTGTTCCGGCCACAGCTCGAATGGCGGCGGGCCGTCCCCGTTCGCCATCGAGGAGACGAGCTTTTTCGGGTCGAGCCCGAGCGACGCGCACTGGCTGCGGAGATCGTCGTCCAGCTCGTCATGGACGCGATGCGCGACTCCGAGCACGAAGCGCGCGGCGCCCCTCAGTTTTTTACGGCGGCCGGGTACGCGTGCTCGAAGTAGCTGTAGGCAATGGCCGCCTCGAAAGTCGGCCAGTCCTCGGCTGCGGCGGCACGGTTGTCGGGCGTGCAGATGAAGGGCGCGTTGTCTTCGCCCTCCAGGCCCTTCCAGTCGGCCAGCACCATGTCGAGCAGTTCGCGGTCGGTGAGGCTGCGCGCGTCCAGCCGCGCCTGCAGCGTTTCGTTGTCGGTCTTGGACAGGCGTTTGAAGACGGCGTCGAAACGCACCTCCTCGACCTGGCCGTCACCGGGCACACGCATCACCACGGGGGCGATGAAGGTGGGCTTCACGGCGATCTTGAGCTTCTGGGGCATCGGGTTCTCTTCCTTGTGTCTTGAATGAATGAAGAAGAACGCCGCGCTCAGCGCACGACGATCGACCACTCGTCGTTGCCCGAGCCGCTGGGCACGAACTCGAGCGGCACGGTGACCATCTGCACGCCGTCGACGTCGCTGTAGGTGGGCTTGCCGATCTGCGCGCGCGGCGAGAGGAACTCGACCACGTTGGTCGCGCCCTGGCCGTGCTTGAGGGCCAGGGGCACGCGCTTGCTCGAACGCGCCATGCCGATCCAGTCCTTGGTGGCCACCGAGGTGTTCTCGAAGGTGACCGAGCCGGTGGAGACGCGGGCGGTGATCTCGACCGAGTCGACGGTCATGAGGTCGCGCTTCACGACGGTGTTGCCGGCATCGAAGCTGAAGGCACTGGCCGCCACGCCCAGGCCGTCGAGCGTGAGGGTGGTGTTGGCCTTGTTCACGCCCAGCGGGTCCATGAACTTGGTGTAGTCGGCCGTGGGCAGCGGTGCATCGGCGGCAGGCACGAAGAGGCCCGTGAACTCGAACTGCCACTTCGGAATGCCCTTGGCGTCGATGGTGGCCTTCACGTTGCCGTGCGCGTCGGTCATCTTGTAGACGGTGCCGTCGACGTTGCCGTAGATGGTGAGCGACTCGAGGCCGTCGGTGGCCGGTGCGAAGGTGGTGCTGACGCCGGCGGCCGTGGTGACGGCGATGGCACAGCCGCGCATGAGCGCGGCATAGGCCGGCACGTCGCCGGCGGCGGCGACGCCCGCGATCTCGACCGAGAAGGCGATCTTGCTGTACTGGGTCACCAGCACGGAGCCGCGCGAGCCGAAGTAGGGTCGCACGTTGTCGCGCTGGACCACATCGCCTTCGATGGGGGTCAGGGTGACTTCGCTGACCAGGATGGCGTTGGCCGCACCGGTCGGAAGGGCGTCGGTACCGCGTACCGTTTCAGGCTTGGCCAGGATGGCCATCTTGCGCATGAGTTTTGCCATGTCGGCGTTCTCCGTAGATTGGTTGGTTGATGGAAAGAAGGGACTGATGAACAGAGGGCCTGGCTCAGAGGTAGCGCCAGGTCCGCAACTGCAGAGAGGCGCCGTGGCACTGCACGCCGCAAAAACTGACCGCACCGGTGCCGCCGACCTGCATGCCGTCGGTGGCTTTCTCGTCCTTGATCGGGCTGGGGGCGCATGCGCCGCCGAAGCCCGGGTCGGCGCGCACGGCGTCGCGCACGGCCTCGATCAATGCGTCGAAGGCGAGCTCCGAAGCAGCGGTGTCGTCGACGGCCATGTAGCCGTGCAAGGTCCAGGTGTCGACGCTGAGGGTGCGTCCGACATTGAGGCTGCGCTCCTCGGTGGCGTCACGGCGCAGCCACCAGCCGCGCAGCTGCTGTGCGCCGCCGGGCAGCGTGTGAAGGTAGAGCGCGCGCAGCGCGGCCTCGTCGCTCGCGAAACGCTCGCGGTCGTGAACGCGGCCGATCTGCGGCACGCCGTTCAGCGTCTGGACAATGGCCGCGCGCAGGGTGTCGAGGCCGCTCATGCCGCGGCTCCGGCCGAATGCTGCGGCGTGAAGATCGTGTGGATGGAAGTGGTGTGCATCGTTGGCTGCGTTGGTTGGTGAATCAACTGTCGCGGCCGGGCCCGAAATGCAAAAGGCCGACATCTGTCGGCCCCTGGTGCGAAAAGACGGCGGCGCGCGCCTTCGTTCATGCGTTCAGTTCGCACCGGGACCCCCACCGCGAAACCACTGCTTGATGGCCTCGATGAGCAGCGCGGTGCCGATGGCCATCGCGCCGCCCGAGGCGGCGCCGAACACGGCCGCGCGCTGCTCGACGGCACGCAGCCTTCCGTCGAGCGCATCGAAGCGCGCATCGAAGCTGTCCATGCGCCGGTTCTGCTGGTCCTGCCCCTCCTTCAGGGCTTGCACGAGGCCGTGGATCTGGCCGAGCAACAGCAGTTCCTGTGCGCGGGCGTGGGAGTCGCTCATGGGGCGGGCCTTTCTGTGATGAACTCGATCAGCGCGCGATGCCGGAGGCGATCGGTCGCGCAGGATTTCGCGTTGAGGTGGTGGTTGTCCCAAGCGTCGTCGACGGTGAGACCGGCGTCAGCAGCACAGGCTTCGACGGAGGTGTCAGCAAGTCCGCAGGCACCGGCGGGAACGTCCGTGCCCGCGAGGGCGCTGTTCCACAGCCAGACAGCAGCAAGGCTGAGGCGATGACCACGGTCGACAGGGTCGCGCTGTGCATCGCCAGGCGCGACAGCATCCGGGTCCGCTCGCGGCGCGACAGGTCGCGCAGGATCGCCAGGCCGCTCAGCGCGGCGATCAGGAACAGCAGAAGGAACGACAAGAGAAACGCGCCGGCGTAGATCATGGAACGGGCCTTCGAGGGTGAAGTAGCGGGCCTGCAGGGCGCTGGCGCCGAGCTGGTAGCGGGTCGATGCGGCGCGCCCGCGCGCGTACTCGGCTTCGAGGTCTTTCGCGAATTGCGCGGCGCGCTGCGCCTCCTTGTCCTGCCAGAGGACACGCTCCTTGGTGCGGCCTGCGTCGTGCACCGCCCATCCGCCGACGGCGAGCAGCAATGCGCCCGCACCGACGGCCACGGCGATCACGGAAAGTCGTGTGCCGAAGGTCATGGCGCATTCCCCTGGCATTGCGCGTGCAGGCGCAGACGGTCTTGCCAGAGTCCGCCGCAGGTCTTGTTGCCGGGCGCGGAGCAATCGGTCTTGCCCGCGTACTTCCAGCCAAGGATGGCGTCGCATGCGCCTGCGTAGTCCCCGCGGTTGAGCCGCTGCACCAGCACCGAGGTGTGGCCCGCGCGGCCGCCTGTGCAGAAGTTGAAGGCGCCGATGTTGTAGGCCAGGCTCACGTAGGCGTCGTACTCGTGTGGGTGCAGCGGCACTTGCACGCACTGCTTGAGCGCGCTTTCATACGTCTGCACATCGCGCAACGCGCGCTGCAGCGCGGGCACGGGCGCCGTGGTGTCGCCCATGCGAACGCCGCCGGTGGTGCCGAAGCCGATGGTCGGCACCGCGGTGCCGTGCACGGGATCGGGGTAGGCGTTGTCGCTGTAGCCCTCGCGCGCGACGATGCCCACCAGCCCGGCCGCGCTGAGCGCCAGAACGGTCAGCAATTGGCGCGGCGACGCGCCCCCTTTTTCGGCGGACGCAGGTTGCCGCCAGAACCTTCGAGAGATGTCTTTGCCCATGCCCTCATGGTCGGGCGTGGGGGCCGATCGGCTGAGGTCGACATCCGCCAACCTCCTTTTCCGCGCGGGGCGCTGCCTACACTGGCCTGCCCGCCGATCGCGGGAACGCGCGGGTCAGATCTCGCCGCCGTGCCAGACGACGCGGCCGCTGATGTGCAGTTCGGCCGCCTGCTCGGCGCTGAGCACCTGCGGCTTGTAGGCGGGGTTGTAGCTGATGATCTGCAGGCCGCCGGTCGAGAAGTCGCGCTGCAGCACCTTCACGTAGTCGTGGCCGTCGAGCTGGATCACGTACACGCCGTCCTGGTCGAGCGACTTGGTGGCGGTGTCGACCAGCAGGATGTCGCCGTTGTTGATCTTGTCGGCCATCGAGTCGCCGCGCGCATGGACGATGCGGGCATAGGCCGGCTTCACGCCCTTGCGCGCCATCCAGGCCCGGTTGAACGCGAAGCGGCCCATGTCTTCCTGCGAGCCGTTGAACGAGCCCCCGCCGGCACTCACGCGCACGTCGAGCAGTTCCACCAGCACGAAGGTCTCGTCGTCGAGCCCGTTCGACAGCGGGCTGGCCGGCTGGGCGGTCTGGAAAGGATTCAGCTCCGCCGGATCGACGCCCAGCGCCAGGGCCATCACATACAGCTGCGCGAGGCTGGCGTCGCTGACGCCCCGCTCGATGCGCCCCACCGTATTGAAGTGCAGACCGCTGCGCTGCGCGAGGTCGTCGATGGTGAGGCCCTTGCGCTTGCGCAGATCCCGCAACCGCGCGCCCTGTGCAAGGGCCAGCTCGTTGACGCGGGCGGTCACCTGGGTGTCGTCGAAAGGGGTAGGGGTGGGCGACGTCACGATCACTCTGCTTTGTGCGAAGGCGCACATATTAAACACACAAAGGTACTTTCTCAACCCAAAAAGTGTTTCGCCGACAAGAAATATCGCCTTGCGTGTTTTTTTAGATTGTCAAAACCTGTTTTGTGTGCATAATCGAGCTCATCAACACAAAACGAGATTTTTCGATGGACTGGCACCCGGCTCAGGTTAAAGCTGCACTTGCAATGGTCGGAACCAACCTGTCGAAGTTGGCCAAAGAACACAAATACGCGCACATCAATGAAGTTCTGTACCGCCCCTGGGTTGCGGCGGAGCGCATCGTGGCCCGCGCGCTGGCGCTGGAACCCGAAGCGATCTGGCCCAGCCGTTACCGGCGTCCGCGCCACCGCGGCATTGCGATGACGCGCAATCCGCATGCGCTGGCGCCTCCCGGCGAAGGGCCGGACTGACCCTGGCCAGCGGGCGCACCGCACGGGACCTGGCCGGGTTGCCCGGCTTGGCTCGCCAGGGTCTGGCGTGTGCGGAGGAGGAAGAAGAAACGCGTGATTTCAAGAGTGCCCGATGAAGGTTGCAGCCTTCACCGGGCGTGCCAGTGAACTGAGCAGTGCCACGAGCGAGGAGAAATGTACTGTGAGAAAAGGCTTCGTCAAGACCGAGAAAAAGACCGCGTTCGACCGCGCGATGCGCTTCGAACGACTGGCAGGAGGTGCGTGATGCAAGACACCGCCTCTTCTTCCGAATGGTTCGTCGCCAAGGCCTTGCTGGCGCTCGCCGAGCAACGCATTGCGAACGCGCAGGCCGAAGCGGCCGCGCCGCCACCGCCGCCCGACGACACGGCCGAGCCGATGGCGGGCGACGGCGCCCCTTTCGCCGAACGCCTGTGGCGCCTGCTGCGCATCCGCCGCGCACTGACCGCCGACGAAGCCGCGAGCCTGCTGGCCGATGCGGACGACGACGTGGCTGAGACCCGGCGCCAGGCCGGCGCACTGATGCTGTCCTGGTCGCGGCAGCGTCCGAAGGACGTGCGCATCGGCGCGCGCCGCGTCGACGGTTTGAAACGCTACGTGCTTCAGCGCGACGTGGGCGCCACCCCGCCGCAACGCACGGCCAGGGAAGGACACCCCGCATGAACGACACCACGGACCAAGCAGATCGCACGGATCGCGCATGGGAGCAGCGACTCGCACGGGCCGTTGCCGCGCACCTCGAAGCGCACGGCACGGCATCGGCCGGGGAACTCGACCGCATGCTGGCGCACCACCTCGCGGGCTACCGGCCCGAGCCGGGCAGCCCGGCGCTTCGCCGGCAATTGGCGCGGCTGGCGGACGGCGGCCACGTCCACGCCGTGACGGTCGGCGGGCGGCGGCGCTGGCGATGCGGCCCCGGGCCAATGGCCGAGCGCATGGCCTCGGCGCGCCGCGTGACGCGGCTCGACAACAGCGTCTACATGCCCGTGCACAGCCCCGTGGTGCGGCCGGGCGCGCTCGACTTCACGCGGGTGCCGAGCCTGCTGCTCGGCACGCGGTTCGGCTACTGGGGGTCCGCGCAATGAGCAGCACCGACCCGACCCTCACCGCCGCCCAGGTGCTGGCCGAACTGCGGACCTGCGTCGGGCGCGCGCACGGCCTGCACGTGCGCGATCTCGTCGCCCGCATCACCGGCCGCTCGACACCGGCGCCCGCCCAGGAACGCCGCGCGCGCGAACACGTCGCTGCGCTGCGGCTGCAGGGCGAGCACATCTGCGGCAAGCCCGACACCGGCTACTTCATGGCCGCCACGGCGGCCGAGCTCGACGAGACCTGCCGCTACCTGCGCAGCCGCGCTGTCTCCGGCCTGCGCATCGAAAGCCGGCTGCGCCAGGTGTCGCTGGCGGCCCTGCTCGGGCAGCTCGCCCTTTCCGACAACGACACCCCCAAGAACAACGCCAACTCCTGAGAGGACATTCCATGCAAGAAGCCATCGCACACCACCCGGGTTACTGGAAAGACGCCAACGACGCGCTGATCCCGGTGTCGAAGATCAAGCCCATCGACAAGGACCGCCATGCCGTCGTCAGCGAACTCTGCGAGCAGGCCCGCCAGCAGAGCGCGGCGCTGATCGGTTTCAAGGTGGCCGCCATGAACGCGGTGCATGCGTTCATCGAGCGCAGCCTGGCGGCCTACGATGTGAAGCAGGGCGGCCGCAAGGGCAACGTCACGCTCGTGAGCTTCGACGGCAAGCACAAGGTGGAACGCCGGATGCAGGACACCGTTGTCTTCGACGAACGGCTGCAGGCGGCCAAGGCGCTCATCGACGAGTGCATCCAGAGCTGGAGCAAGGGCAGCAACGCCAACATCAAGGTGCTGGTGAACGATGCATTCCACGTCGACCAGCAGGGCAAGATCAGCACCGCCCGCGTGCTCGGCCTGCGCCGGCACGACATCGCCGATGCAAAGTGGCAGCAGGCGATGAGGGCGATCGGCGACAGCATGCGCATCGCCAGCACCAAGCCCTACATCCGCTTCTACGAGCGCAACGACGTCACCGGCGAGTACACGCCGATCAACCTGGACGTGGCCGCCGTATGAGCATGCACATCACCGATCCCTCTTTCTGCGCCTGGTGCATGGCGCCCGGCGCCAGCCTGCACGAGATCGCCTGCGACGCCTGCCGGCCGCAGCTCGAAGCCGCGGGCCTGGTCGAACCCTCGGCGATGCGGGAGCGCCCGCCCGCCAAGGTGCAGATCGGCCCCACCGACATCTGAAACGGAGCCCCACCCCATGAGCCCTCCCGAGTTCGTCAGCACCATGCCGTTTCCGACGCACACGATCGCGCCGTGGCCGCGCCGGGCCGCGCCGGCGCGCGACCTGCTGCCGCCCCGGTTGCGGGAGTTCGCCCGCCTGATCGGGTTGTCGGCCACCATGTCCTTCGTCGCGCGCTACGGCGGCCTGCGGATCTACATTCCGGCGAACCCGGCCCCCGACCATCCGTTCGCCGCACTGATCGGCTTCGACAACCTGCGCGCCCTCAGCGCCGAGTACGCCGTCGACGGCACGGGGCTTCGCTTCGTGCTGCCCAAGGCCCAACGGGCCCTCGACGCCCTCCGCAACGAACAGATCCGCACGGACTACAGCACGGGCAAGTCCATCCGCGCGCTGGCCGCGGAACACAGCCTCGTGGAACGCCAGGTCTCACGCATCGTCGCGGGCATTTCGCTCTGA